CGACTACGACTGGAACTCCGTCGAACATAAGGTCACCACCTTGATACCACATAGTACCTTTGTTGTCTACACCGTTAGCACCTAATCCTGAAGTTCCGAATCCTCCTAATGCTCTAACGTATAATCTCATTGCGTTTTGAGATACGTAGATTCTTAATCCTTCTTTACCGTATAATCTTGAAGGAATTGCATCTGCAACTTTCCCCATCTCAGTAATGATGTTAGCAGCAGTTAAAGTAGTACCCGCAACCTCTTGAGCAGCTGGTAAAGCAGCGTCTGTAGTTAACAATGTCATGAAACCGTTGAACTCTCCTGAGTTGTTTGCATCACCATTCCAAATGTGAGATTCAATATCAGCAGCAACTTGCTCAGCTTGGTGTGCTAACAAATAATCTGCAAATGATTTTGGTAAAACATCGTGTGCTGAATACCCCATCTCAATCGCTTGAAATGTATCTCTAAAATCAGCTTTACATAATTGCTTATTTACTTGTAATGCTTTAGGCTCAAGGATTCTTTCAGTTAAAGTAACTGCTCCTGTTGCTGTAAAGTCACATGATGCATCTGCTAATCCTGATGCTGATACTAAGTTAGATACAACTGATTTGTATTTAACGTTAGGCATAATTGTAATCAATTCATTTGATAAAGTTACACCTGATAATAATGCTGCTGAAATCCATTTACCTGAACTTTCACCTGCATACGTAGTAGTTACCGTTGTTGTAGTAGCCATTTTTCTATTAATTTAATTATTTATATACTTTATTTAAAATTTGAGATAGTCTATCGTTCTTTTTACCGAACTTAACAACTTCTCTTTCTACTTTGTTTTCAGGATTATGTTGGATAGGCTTAGGTTCTTCTTCTTTCAATTCTACAACCTCTTCCTTAACTTCCTCTTTAACCTCTTCAACTTTTGAAAGTTCTGTTAATTTAGCTTTCAATTCTTCATTCTCTTTTTTCAACTCTTCAATCTCTGAAAAGAATGTTTCTTTAACAATGCTTTCAACTGTCTTTTTAATTTCCTTTGCAGGTTCTTCTGACATCATTGGAGCTTCTTCTTTTACTTGTTCCATTTCAGGTGCTTCTTCTTCAACTTCTTCAACTTCTTTAGTTTTGATTTCAGCAATAATACCCTCTTCTTGAACTACTAAAATTCTATCTTCAGGTAATTCATACTCACCTACTGGTAATGATATTCTTTCATCTTCATTAACAATAGATACAGCTTGACCTGCTTCGAATGAATCAGCTTCTAATACTGCACCATCTTCTAACACTTCTTGTGCTAGTTTCACTTCTTTTTCCATTCCTAAAAATGTCTTAATTGTGTTAATCGCTTCTTGTACTTCCTTTTTCATATTCAATAAACTTATAATTGTTATTTTTGTTGTAAATTCGTTAGTTACTTACTCTAACACGTACCCTTGTACCGTTACTTTCTGTTGTTGTTACAGTCTCATTTCCTGTGCCTGTAATGTTGCCTATTCCTTGTGATTGTAACTCACCATCACAACACTTTGAACTGTATGTGCCATCTTTGCATAAACAACCTCTTTTACCCCCTTTAGGGCTTACTTTTTTTTGCTTTGCCATAATTAATTATATATTCTAACTTCTATACTTGAGTTACTTAAAACTCCATCACTTGTACTAACACCATCATACGTCCCAATAGTTAAATTTGTTGTGCCAGTTCTACTTATGTCAATAGTGTAAGGGTACGCAAAATTATTTGCTAGTATTAACGTTTTATTAGTTGTGAAAACACTTGATAAAGTTGTTATTTGGTAAACACCTTGTGCTTGTCTTACAGTTGAAAATGTAGCACCTGTAGTATTTTCCAATATAGTTAACACCGGAGCGTTTGTTCCACTCTGTGAAATAAGACAAACTAATTTAGTGTAATTCGCTCCTAACTCACTTTTTAAATTAGCTACTGTAATTTTTTTAGTATTGTAAACTCCTGCACTTTGATAGTCATCTACTACTACTAGATCATTATCTGCTAAACTTGTTAATTCTGTTAAATCTTGTATTCTCATTAATTCAAACTTTTAATTATTACGTTCATGTATTCTACCGTTATGTTCTGAGTAGCTGTATTATTTTCTACCCAAATTTCTATGTAATCGTTCTCTTCCATTTCTAAAATAGTTTGACAGCTAATAGATTCTGCTCTACCTGCTGATGATGTTGTCCCATACATTTCAGATTCAGTTATTATAGTGCCATTCTTTGCTACATAAACCCCTATCACGTTGTTATTACCTGAAGTTAAAGATGTTGTCACTGATACTTGAAAATCCCTAATCAAACCACCTGTGTAAGTTAGTCTATTATCTGAATGTGAAAACTTTTGATTAATAGCATTTGCAGTTGTAGTTCCTAAAACTTTAGTAGGTACACCACTACCTGAAATAACAGTAGCAGTTGCATTATTCAACATATACAAATTACCTATTTCTGCTGTATTTTCTATTCCTTTACTATTTACAAATCTAGTCTTATTATCTGTATAACTAACACCACTTAAATAAGTACCTCCTGCACTGAAGTTAATAGTATCTAATATGTAGCCCTCTGTTGGTATAGTAGCACTTGCATCTACATTTATTCCTACCGTAGAACCAAACACCACCATAGAAGAATAAATCAATCTAAAACGTCTTGTAATTGTACAAGTCGAAAGTATATCTAATATATTACCTGAACTACCTGTACCAACAAATATAGAATTATCAACTCCAACCGTCCCAACCGTTCCACTGAATTGTAAGTTTTGACTGTTTAATATTGCACCTTTAGAATAAATCCAGTTATCGCAGGTATCAATAAGTCCTATGTTCGGTACGTTCAAATAGTTTACACCAGTCCAATCTAAAGCAACTGGAGGATTAACTGTCCCAACTATATGTAATGCAGTGTCTACATCTTGAAATGTAACGTGTCTAATTGGAGTGGTCCATTCAGTATAAAACAAAGGTACACCAACACCTAAGCCTGTCGATTTAATTCTACTGTTTTCTGATGAACTACCTAATATAACCGTATTCTCCCCACCTACTAACCTGTCACCTGTTAAATCTACTGTTGTTGTAAAATAATAAGTTACATTGTCCCCTAAAGTAATAACGTTTGCAACTGCTGTAGGTAAATCTGTTTTATCATTTACAAATACTATATCACCACTGGCAATAGTTACATCCCCACCTACTAAATCTAAGAAATCAGAATAATCAACTCTTTTAGGTACATCACTACCAACTACATCTAATATAATACCATCAGTATCACTAATAGATGCACTTTCTATATACCTTTGTGTAAAGTTAAATTTACTCATATAGATTTTAAAAAGTCTATAATTAATTCTTTAGTTTCTACTTCTTCGTTTACTTGGTTAGATAAGTCAAGGTTTTGTAATCCATCAAACATACCCTCAATTGAGTAACCTTTGAAAGTACCTTGCTTAACTTCTTGCCATACTTCATCATTGTATATTTTAGACATTAACACCCACTCCCCACCTTTTGGATCTAAGTTGTATAAGTTCGCTTTGTCGTTTTTAGCATCTTCAACTGTCCATGATTCAATAACATTTATTCCTGAAACATTCTTATCGTGTTCTAAAGTAAACTTTGATAAGTTCATATTCTTCATAAACAATTCAGATGCTTGTTTAACCGTATCTTTAGAAAAGTAAACGTTAAATTCTTTGTCTTTGATTCTACGATAAATTAACTTGTCAGGAACTAATGCAAATCCTACAACAATTCGTTTATCTTCATCAATAACCTTTAGCTTTACTTCGTGTTTAGATAGTGCTATAAAATCACGTTCAATGGCTGGGGATTCTACTAATGATACTGCGAATACTCCGTCTTTATCCTCGTCTTTAATTGTTAATTCAATGTTCTGTAACTTTTCCATACTTAAATAACCTTTTTATTGTTAAAATGTTGCATTATTAATTCTGTTTCTATCAAGTGCTTGCGCTGTAGTAACATCTCCACTTACTACGTATGCTTTAACTGGTGCTAAACTTTCAGCTTGTGATACACCACTTGCACCTACTACATTAAAGTTTGGTGATGCTAATTGTTGAGTGGCATTTGGTGTGCTAGGTGTTGATACATTAGATGCTGATATGTTAGATGTACCTGCATTAAACTTTGTACTTGCTATTTTCTTTACGTTTGCTAAACCTGCTGCAACTGCAACACCTGCTGCGATACCTTTTATAACTGGTCCACCTACCGTATTAGCATAAGCACTTGCTGCACCTTTGTAAGTGTCAATAGTTGCTTGTGCTATACCTACTGCTTTTTGTAGTTCAAATGTTTTTTTACTCTCTTCATTACCTACACTTGTTAATAATGAAAGTATGTTTAGAACGTTACTAGCAGCTTGTGCTTTAATATCTATTTTAGAATCTTCTGTTTCTTCAGTTGTAACTACATCATCTTCTTTGTATTTGTCGTTAATAGCTTTTAATTCTGCATTTCTAGCAGCTTCTAATGTTGTACTATCTACCTTGTATTGTTCCGCTAGTTCTAATAACCTGAAATACTTATCTTCTACTGCTCTAACTTCTTGTTCTTGTTCTGATAGTAAGCTGTCAAAATATTCACTTTCTACTCCCTCTAATTCAGCTAGAAAATCTTGTTCTAATTGTTGAATATTTAATATACGTTGTCTTTCTTGTTCTTCTAGTGCTAATCTAGTTTCCCTTGCTTTTTCAATTCTTTTTTGTTTTAACTCTTCAGCTTTCTTTATCTCTTCATCTGTTTGTTTGTTCTTAAATGCTTGGTATTCTAATTCTAATTCTCTACGTTGTAAATCGTAATCATTCTCGCCTTGTATTCTATTGTATAAACTGTCAAATAAAGCGCTATTTTGCTTCTTTAGATTTTCAACTTCACTTTTAACTTCATCACTCTTATTATTCTTTAATTTTTCGATTCTTTTTAAGTTAGCTTCATATTGTGCTATCCTTAATCTCTCTTCTTCATCTATTGCTTTTTTTCGCATTTCAAATAGTTCTACTTCAGTAGCACCATATGATTCAGCTTCTTTTCTTTGTAACTCTAATTGTTTTAAACTTCTGCCTATCCTACGTTCAATCTCACTTGTATTCTTTGCTATACTTTCTGCTAGTTTTTCATTTGCTTCTGCTGCATCTTCAGTAGCACCACCAAACAACCCCATAGCATCTGCTGCCATTCCTAAAGCTACAACTAAAGCACCGATACCAGTTGATATTATAGCACCTCTTAACGTAGTAAAAGCACCTACAACTGCATTTTTAACAACACCACCGAAAGACTTAAATAAAGGTAAAGCAGTTCTAACACCCTCGATACCTTGTGCTAATGCCATAGCACTTTGAACCTTTAGTAATGCTTTTTCTACTTCTTCAGATTCAGTACCAAATAATCCCATAGCACCCTGAACTAACGCAAAACCTGAAGCAGCTCCCTCTAATGCACCCCCTAACTTTTGCGACATTGTTTGTGCAGCAGTATCTACTACTAAGTCTGTTTGTAATTGTACCTGCCTATAATTAGCAGTTGCTTGTAATAGTTCTTTATATTCTTGCGTGTTTTGTTTACCTGCTAAAGCTAATTCGTAAAGCCTGTCTTCAGCTTCTCCTAACCTACCTGTTAATGGTTTTAAATCTCCATAAACATCTTCAAATGTAGCATTAACATCTTTAAAGGTTTGCTCTAAAACCTCACCTGACTTATTTAACTTATCAATATCCTTAGATACATTTAAAGCGTTATCTTTTATTTCTACATTTAAAACCTTAGTTATTGCCATTTCTTAATCTTTTAGCTTTCTTAATAATTCCTTTAAATCCTTTGGGTAATTGATATTTACCCTTTGCTATATCTATGTTTTCACTAACACCGTAGAAGTCATCTAATGCTAGTAAATCTTTAATTAATTTTATCATGGCTCTTGCAATATGTATGTATAATTAACCTCTTCAGTACCGTTTTGTAACGTGTGCGTAAATTGCACAGGTATAATGGTGTAATTAGACTCCTCATCTATTAAGTTTATATTGTTATCTGTAATAACATTATCTGATGCTTCAGTTATTATTTCAAATTCAGCTATAGGATTAGCAGGATAAGTTACCGTAACATAATCATCTGATGTAAATGTAGTGCTTGAAAAGCTTACTCCTGAAGCTGTTGTACTTACTTGCGTTTGTGTAGCACCATTTAATAGTAATATTGGTGTAGCAATACTTCCTGCACCTGAATCTGTAAAAACAACATTATCATCATTACTTACTTCTCTTAAATCATGTAACAATTCTAGTTGTACCTCTCCACTTGTTAGATCAGCACTAATAGAATTAATAGTATATCTTTTATCTCTAATTATTAACCTATCATTTAACCTTAAATTTGTTAATACTGATATTGGAAATATAGCCTTAATACTTACTAACCTATTCTTTTCATTAAATAAGTTTTTAAAATAATTATGATACCATACATAATATTGATTATTACTTATGGTAAGATTATATAATGAACTTTGTTCAGGTGCAAAGTTTAAAGTGTAGTTATCGTTATTATACAAAGCATCTTGACCCAATGGTATATATTGAGTAATCGTGTTAACTGTACTCCCATTATCGAATTTAATACCAGTTGCTCCCATTGTTCTTTTTGAACGTTGATATAGCAACACTGGCTTAGGTATATAGCTTTTATAATCTTCATCTAATACAAACCCTACTTGTACATCTTGACCTGTAAAAGTTGCCTGTGGTAAATTCTCAAAAGGTAATTCAATAGTAAAATTATCACCATCAAAATCAAACTTTTGTTTTAAGTCTCCGTAACTCTTACCTACCCTACCTTTATACTCTGCATTTAAAAAGTTTTTAGATTCCTGAAACTTAAAGTCAATAGCCTTGTATAAAGGTACTTTACTAACGTCTATACTTTCAATATCTACGTGTCTAGTAATATCTATAATACCTCCTTTTTGATACCACCATTCTAAAGGCTCTATTAAAAAAGTATCTATTGATTCAGCAGTTATAGTTAGATTAAACATCTTTAAAATACCGCTAATAAAATCACTCACTTTAATATCAGGTGCATTATAAGATAAATTAGATGTTGTACTTAAATTGTTTTGTAAATTAGTAGAGTTAAACCAACCTAATCCTTGAACATACCACTCATACTCTGTATCTATATCTATAATTGAATCAGCATAAATATAACAAGTGTATTTACCCGGTGCTTGACCCACAAAAAAACCTCCTACACCTTGACCTTCAAAAGTCTGTTGAAACACACCATCTCTATATACATCAATGTAATAAGTAACACCTGAAGAACTAACATTAGTAACATATAAAGTTAAGTTAGCAACTAAGTTACCTATGAATGCAGTTACTTCTGCTTCATCTGTTGATATATTATAATATTGACTATTACCTGAAGTAATACCCACTAATTGTTTATCTGTATATGCTTTGTTTGTCTTGTTAGGTTTATACCATAAAAACAAGTCATTAAAACGTTCATCTGTTAAGAATAGACCTGTGAAGTTAATACCATACTTTAACTCTATTAAATCAAATATTTTAGGCACTTTTAAAGCAGGATATAATTCAGTATAATTAATAGCACCACCAGTAACTGATATATCTGTACTTGTTGAATCCCCATAACTCCATAACCTATCAGAACTAATTAAAGGATAACGTACATCGTAATCTGTTGCATCATCTGTTATTCTATCTTCTACTTCCGCACCTGTATAATCAAAGTCTACTGTTGTATAGTCTAAATCTGCTAGTTTATCATCTCCAAATGTATCTTTTAAGTTTATGATAGTACCGTAAAATGTAATAGTATAACTTTCTACTTTACCATTTTTAAGATTAGATTTCTCTAGTTGAATCTTACCATTCCTAAAGAACTTTCTATTTATCTCTATGTATGCAGGTCGTCTTAATCTTGGGTCATATACTGCTGTGTCTATTTCAACAGCATTTTCGTAAAAGTGTCTAAAAATCGCATTATTAGTTTTAGATGCTGGTACTGTAAAAGACTGTGTAAACTCTGTAAAGACCTTAGATATATCTTTAACATTCTGAACTGATAAATTAATGTTAATTGTTTCATCTTGGAATAGTTCCAACTCGTTGTAGTTTCCACTTTCTCTAGTATCTTCAATATATATCTGAACTTGTCGCATTATCCTACGTTGTTAATTATGTAATGATTGTATGTAAACTCCATTTCGTAGTTAATCATTTTAGTATTTATATGCTTATACTCTTCAATACTTTTAGTGTTTAGCTTAGCAGGATAACCATTCACTAATATCTTTTCACTTAATAATAGCTGTTTAACTGTTTCACTAAAACTTTCTTCAACCCAATCTGTATTTACTTTAATTCTACTTTTACCGTTAATGTTAAATTCTGACATTTGACCCTGTGCTGTATTGTAAGAAGTTATTGAACTTTGTAACCTCTTATGCTCTTTAGCTTCTACATCGTTGTATTCAAATGAAGCACCGAAACACCAAAACCTCTCAAAGTTACCGTACTTATTTACAAAGTCTATTTTAACAGGTGTATGTTTACATTGTGTAACTGGTACACTTGTATAAGTTGCTAATACGTTTAATGATGCATCTTTAATCTCTAACTTAACACTATCGCCATAGTAAGACTTATAAATTAAAGGCACTTGACTTGGCTCTGCTAAAATAGCTTCACTATATGTTGCTGCTGTGTCTAAATTAGTATAGTAAGCTGTTAAAGCTAAAGCATCTTCAATCACTCTTACACTTGGTACTGCTCTTTCATATTCTAAGTTACCTAAAGCACCTAACCCATCATCATAGTAGTAATACGTTCCACTATCTAAATGAATATCTCCATAGTCATAATTGCTACCATCTGCATAAAAAGTATAACCTGCAAATCCAAAGTAATCTGTACTGTCTATTAAGTTCATTCCTGATCCAGTATCAGCATATCTTTTGATAGTTACATTTGCGTATTGGTCTCTAGGTGTGTTACCGATATTAACTGGTGTACTTGGATAAGCACCACTATTGTAAGAATCGAATGTAATAAACTCTAAAATGTATGGTGACACATCGTACCATGTAGCTGGCTCGTTACTACTTGGAATTAACTTTTGTAGTGTATAACTAGCACTTGTAGGAGTTGACGTTCCATCATTCCAAATGTATAATTCTACTTTAGTTTCTGTTTGTCCTGTCTCATCTACTTCTATAATGTATGGACTTCTCGCAAATATGTTTATCATTTCTTCTCTAAATATAAATTAACTATATCAATACCGTATGCTTCAATTATTTCATCAGGTAATCTATCAAATGCTTTCTCAAATGGCTTTGTGAAGAATAAGCTAGGCTTCAAACCTCTACTATAAATATTACTTGCAACTACTCTTGTAACTGCTTTAACACTACCTTCTGCATACTTACCATTATTTCTAAACCTAACACCCTTTCTTTTTACCCACTTTTCTAATGAGTTTGTATATGATGCCCACGTTCCTTTGAAATTACCTGAACCAAATCTATAAGGAGAGTTAGGTGCTTGTTGTCCTCTTATCTTTGCATTTGGTGAAACATTTGCAGGATTGAAACCTTTAACACCTTTATCTACAAAAATACCATAGTCTAACATTTCAAAATACAAACTAATAGAATTTGGATTAACTTTAGAAACTCCTTTAATACTATTGTAAAGGCTCTTATTAAAGTTCTTTTTTTGCTTAGATAAATTGCTTCTACTTTGCTGTATTACATATTTTCTAAACCTATCAATAGCTTCTTGTACTTCTTTACTATCTAACATTTTGTCATTGTGTTAGGTACTACTATATCTACTGTCATTGTCCACCCTGCTACCTTATCCTCAAATCTATCTGTAAAAGGTTCAATACTAACAGAACTTCCTAAAGTGTAATGTGAACTAAATAAATTACCTCTTCTTAACTTTTCGTACAACCTTATTTGAACTGATAACATACTATTTAATACATCATCTTCATTATCATTCCCTATGAACTTATCAGTAGTTTCATCTTTAGAAATATCTACTATATCCATACAGATAATAGAAACGTTGTAAACTAAACTAGATTGGTCAGGTGTGCAGTTGTTAACTATTAAATGTGCTAAAGCGTATTCCTGTTTTTTCCAGTTAGCAATATCATCTAAACCTCCCTTAGATACCTTGTTAATTAAAGGATCGTTTTCTAGTTCAGTTCTTAGTGTTGTTGTTATGTCGTAGTAATTTGTCATCTTCTATTCATTTGTTCTTTTTCAGCTTCTGCTTTATCCTTTTCGTAGTTCAATAATGTTAAACATTTGTGAGCTTGTTGTTTAGTAACCTCGTCAAATCGGGTAACATCTCCTTTAGCAAGTTGATAGATTGCATGATACCATCCCCATTTTGCTCCGAATTGTGCTTTGAGTGAGTAGTCATCTCCTTTACTTTCTCCTCCAAATACATCGGGAT